ACCTTTTGTCATTCCCTCGCTTTTCTGTTTAGTTGCCTGATAGAATGTTCTTAACCCTTCATTCCTAATGTGCGTAGCAATCAAACCATAGGTTGCAGGGTGTTCCCTGCGTAGTTTTGCAAAAAAGGTTACTGCTTCAGCAGACTCGGAAGGACATTCTCCCCTAAAATCTGTATTGCCAAACACCTGTATGTCATTGTGGAACTTCATCGGCTACCCTGTTGTAATCAAATATTCTAAAAAAATCACCAACTTTTCTATAAGTAATAGTGCTTGGTTCTTTTTGTCCATGTATTGTTGCACGCAAAAAATTAGCATAAAAAGTTGGTTTTTTATCTGTAAACCATACAGGAAACGATCTATACTCTGTTACAAAATCAACTCGTAAACATTCATTTCCTGCCTTGCTTAGTGTTCGCGTAGACCTCATGCTAATAACTTTATCAGTTTGAATCTGCGTAGGGTCTTTTTTCTTCATTTGAAAGTCAGAAACTAACTTGCTGTTGGGGTCTATCAGCTCCCCTTTGCACTCGCAACAATACCGAGCTGCAATATCGTTTTCAGCTTCACAATGTACACACGGTTTAAACGTCCATCTATAATTGCATCTAACCAGTTTCTTTATAGTTTTGTTAAATACTTCCCCGTAACATCTTCTGCCATGATGCGCTGACATTTCACCAAACTCTGTTTCTAATCTTATCCCCTCCAGGTCGATAAAATATCCATTAACATCAATATTATTATTTGCTTCATTGATTACTGGTGCAAATTCATTATGTGCTTTGCACTCTGGACATTGTGCTTTTATAGCTTCACCAGCAACATAATCTATTGATGCTTCTATCTCTGGATTAAAAATATCCCCATCAGGACAATGGCGATCTATGTTTTCTGCGTAGTCAAGAATCAAACAATCATCTTTATTGTCGTCAATCCGCAAGCCTCTGCCTATTATTTGTTGTAGCAAGCTAACGGACTCTGTAGCTCTTAAAATAGCTATTAAATCAACGTGTGGTGCGTCAAAGCCAGTTGTAAGCACTGACACATTGACTAAATATTTTAATTGCCTAGCTTTAAATTTTTGCAGTATTTGCTCACGTTCTTTTTTTGGTGTTTTACCAGTAACTATACAAGATAATCCTGAAGGCAATGATTCTAAAACCTCGTGTGCATGTTGCACTGTAGCGGCAAAAATCATGATACCTTGACGATCTACTGCCTGTGACACAATATCGCCTACAATCGCACTGGTGAGCCTTCCTTGACCATGATAAGCCTTATCTACATCAGCCTTGGTAAACCTACCCATACTATTAAGTTGCATGTCCAGCGTGTCATAATGACCAGAATTAATTGCGCCAATGATCGGTTGGGTTAAATAACCTTGCTGGATTAGATCGCGAGCGTAAACAGTAAACACTCTGGCGTTAAAATAAGGTTTCTTAGCTCTTTCTTCACCATGCGCATTACCATGCTCATCCATTCTATATATATACCCATCACCAAGCCTATATGGAGTAGCTGACAAACCTATAACCCTAAGATTAGGATTGTGTTGTACTAAAGATTCAATGATACTTTTGACGGTTGGCGTGATACGATGTGCCTCATCCAGTACAACGGCACAAAATTTAGCTCCAAAACGATGAATTTTATTTTTAACGCTAACAGGCGTTCCGAACACTACTGGATGTTTTAAACACGTTTCCCCAACGCTGGCACTAAACAAGCTACATTCATTGCCAGTATCTCGGTACTTTTCTGCGTTCTGCTCCAATAATTCTTTTGATGGTACAAGGCACAATATGTGCTTGCCACCACTAACCTTATGCAATGTATTAGCTATTGCCGCCACAATTAAAGATTTGCCACTCCCTGTTGGCAATTCTAAAACACATGAATCAGTTGTATTCTTTATCCAGTCTATAGACGCATCATGCGCTTGTTGTTGGTAGGGGCGGAGTTTCACGACAAACGCCAATAACTACTTGGAGCAGACTGGTATTTAGTAAGGTCAGCATCAGGCAATAGCTCTTTTATCGCTTTAGCGTAGGATATAGCACCATCACGGTGTACTTGTGTTAGTTTGTGTCCAGCAATCTCACTATCCTTTCCACCAGCAAGGGTAACTATCTCAGCCAGTATATCTTTGCGTGTTGCTTCCAGCTTCTTAATTTCTTCTGTAGCTGCAAGGTATAACTCCAACATTGCTTCACATTGCAACTGTTGGCGTTTATCTTCCAGATACTTAAGACAAGCTGGTGCTTCACGTTCCACAAGATACTTATCATAAAATGCGCGTAATTCTGGCAAGTATTTATCAATAGCTAATGGATTAAACCTAACTGTTTCTAACATTTCCCCATGTGCTGACCATTGGTAGAAATGACACCATTCACGGCCAGTAACAAGCAACTGTATTTGTATTTGCATCCAATAATGCGTTTGGTAGTCTATGCTCTTAAACTCTGGTGGGTTTTTATCACGTTGACCATACGGACATTTAACTTCTATCAATCCATCTTCATCTATTAATCCATCTGGCGATGCACCAAGCCATTCTTCATAAGTATGAAAACCTGTTGGAACTACAATGTTATTGGTGCTTTGTACATAATCCATTATTGCAAGTGGCTCATGGTATGTACCATAATCAGTTGCTACGTTACCTTTAAATTCAGATGGATAATTATGGTATTCACGCACCATATTACGCATAACATCTTCTGGCTTCATAAAAGGCGACATACCTAATATTGCTCCAACACTTGAGCCAGTCACACGGTTTTTTCTGGCGGTCATCCACGCATTAGTGCGCTGTTCTAAATTTTTAAAATCATTTTTTTCCATTTATTATTTCCTCTATAGAATATTTACGACGATGCCTCATATAAATTGTGCGTCTTTTTATTCCTAAAAAATCAGCCCAATCTGTAATACATTTTGTTTGATTTTTATAAGTTATAAATATAGTGTCTCGTTTGTTATTTCCTTGTTCTTTGGTAGTCGCCCATCTACAATTTTCTTTACAATAATTTCCATTATTATCAATTCTATCTATTGATGCTCCTTCTGTCCTTGGGTGCATATCATTTATAAAATTATTAATATCATGCCATTCTTTACAAACTGAAATTCCTCTTCCACCATAATCTTTATAATGTTCATTATTTAAATTACTGCATCTATCAAGCATATTTTGCCAAATGCTATATAAATAATGATTTCTCATTCCGTGAGTTTTTAATTTTTCTCCTCTTATACATCCACAGCTTAATTTATGCCCTGCTTCTAATTGATTTTTATATGCTTTTGTTTCATTTCCACAATCGCATAAACAAAGCCAAATAGTTCTATTTTCTTTATTTTTACCTATTGGTTTAATTACTGTTACATTATTATATTTTTTACCTGATATATCTTTCATTATATTTTACATTGGTTTTATAAAAGAGAGTTAATTGTAACGCACTTTAATTAAACCATAAAGATCTTTTTTTAAACCATTCTTCTGTTCTTTGTTGTTCCATAAATAATATCCTTATATTTTATTAACAATAGACAACAACATGGCGTTATTTTCAAAATTCTTAACTCCAAGTAATAAATTTGCGATTGCCTTAATATCTTCTTGAGCTGTTGAAACATGTCTTTTTGAAGGTCTGCCAATTTGCAATCCAGTTACTTCTTTAATGTGCTGGATATTTGATATAGTAATTTCATAATCAAATATTAATTCCATTGATTCAGCAATAGACTTGTATTCAACATTTCTGTACAACTCAATATCTGCTTCAATATGTTTTGCTATTTCCCAAATGTTTTTTTGAGTTAATCGGTTTACAGTTTTTGCAGTCATTTTTATTTACCTTATATTTATAGTTAAGTTATGCACATCCTTGTGCATGGGGTTATTTACCAGGGTACGTCAGCGTGTAGACCTTCATCAACTACAACTGGTTCTGGTGTAGGTGTTCCACCTTTTCTTGGAGCTACAGATGCAACCCAGTTACCTGTACGGTCATTTAATTCCCAAATCATTACTTTAATAAGCATTGGTTTATGCAGTAATGCTTTAGCCATTGCTGTATCGTTTGGAGATTCATCAGACTGTGCTAATTTTCCACCACAATTTGCATCAATAGCCATCAACATTTTCTTGGCTTTGTCTGCTTTTTTAGTATCAACATCAAAAACCCTAACCTTTTGAAAAACTTTACGTCCTTTATAAATAGCAGGCTCTGCTATTACCCAACGTAGGCTGATGTATTCATCACCTTGATACTCAGCAAGGCCAGCTTCATCAATCATTGCTAGGCAAGTTGTGTTGTCAGGAATATTTTCAATAGTACCGCCACCAGAAGTAAATTCACCGGTTGTAGTAATTGCTGCGTTATCGCTTGTTGTCCAAAAATTTGCCATTGTTTATGCTCCGATTGAAGGGATTAAGTTTAAAAGTGGGTTTGTGCCGTTTACAACTAATAAGTCATCACTAATACCGTAGCGGTTCTTACTAACATTTGCAGCGGAGGCGTATGTTACCAGTATTCTAGTGCCATCGCTTATGGCTTTTTTACGATCCCCATCACCAAAGGTATGAGTTTCTAATTTTAAATAGCCAACCAGGTCAACATTATCTGTATAATGCGAAACACTCTTTTTCTGCATACGGATGTTGTAGCGTGTGTATGGGTCTTGGTCAGGCAGTTCAATGGTTTCTGTTTCGCTGTGCGCTATAAAAACAATGTTCATGCCTTTGGTTTCATTCAAGATACCAGCAGCTCTACGAACTCTGCCATGATAAGAAGATAATGCTTGAAAACCAGCTCCGTACCCACCTAATGCTTGTGCTATGGTACGTGGTTTTTTAGGGT